GATGCGGATGCTGCCGATGCGGATGCTGCCGATGCGGATGCTGCCGATGCGGATGCTGCTGATGCTCTTGATGCGGCACCTGGAGGTCCTCTTCCAGTATATTTTTTTGTTTTACGCCTTTTATTTTTTTTGCGTTGTAACTTAGTTTTCATTATAATATACTATACTTATAATATTATTTTAGTAAAAACTTTATTTTTACTAAAATTTCTGATGTTTTGCATATATATATAATGCCAACAGTCACCGAAATATACAAAGCAAATGTTTCTCTACTTCAAGCACAATTGAATGCTACGATTCGCAAAATCAATTTGATGCGAATCAGCAATATAATGAAAAAAAATTTAATCAATGCAGCAATCAACGCGTCCAATGCCAATTTGAAAAAATTGACTGACAAATATAAACAAGAATTGCCAAAAAAACGAACGGCCTTTTTAGTCGGAATCAATTATACTGGAACCAATAATGAATTGTATGGATGCATCAATGATACAAAAAATGTGGAAGACCTCCTCAAAAATAAATATAATTTTACCAATGTCGCGTTATTAAATGACGAAACTGCCACCAAACAAAACATTTTGAAAGGTTTGCAAACATTGCTTTCAAATACTGAATCTGGAGACACCGCGTTTTTTATGTTTAGCGGTCATGGAACATGCACGACGGATTTGAACAAGGATGAGACAGATGGCCAAGACGAACTCATTGTGCCAATAGATGCAGTTTCAATGAATACCTGCATCTTAGACGACGAACTAAACAAATTGATACGCAATACGTTAAAACCTGGAGCAAAATTGGTGGCGCTTTTTGACAGTTGTTTTAGTGGAACTATGCTGGACTTGCGTTATACATATGGATACCCAGACAATACAAATGAATCGGAAACGGTTGGTGATGTGTATATGATAAGTGGCTGCACTGACCAACAATTGAGCGCGGATACGGTTGCGCCAGTCAATGGAAAGACAATGGCGTCGGGTGCGATGACGTATGCATTCTTGTCAATGATTAAGGAAACTGCTTTAATGGGTGATTTAGTTACAAAAATGGAGACATTTTTAAAAGAAAATGGATATCCGCAACGACCGTTACTATCGTCGGGAAAACTGGGTTTTTATAAATTAAGGGAAACCTACGGTTTCCCCTATGACCCCTTCCCTTAAGGTGAGTCTCATTTAAAATTGATTTAAACATTTGTATATTAAATTATTAGACAAATGTGTAAAGAAAAAGATTGTAAAATTAGACCAAGTTATAACAAAGAAGGTGAGACAAAAGCATTCTATTGTTCAGCACACAAAAAGGAAGGGATGGTTGATGTAATAAACAAAACTTGTCTTGAGTGTAAAAAACACCCAGTATTTAACAAAGAAGGTGAGACAAATGCATTGTATTGTTCAACACACAAAAAGGAAGGGATGGTTAATGTAATAAACAAAACTTGTCTTGAGTGTAGGAAAATACCAGCATTTAACAAAGAATGTGAGACAAAAGCATTGTATTGTAATGCACACAAAAAGGAAGGGATGGTTAATGTAATAAGCAAAACTTGTCTTGAGTGTAAAAAACAACCAGTATTTAACAAAGAAGGTGAGACAAAAGCATTGTATTGTTCAACGCACAAAAAGGAAGGAATGGTTAATGTGAAAGACAAAACTTGTCTTGAGTGTAAAAAACAACCAACATTTAACAACGAAGGTGAGACAAAATCATTGTATTGTTCAACGCACAAAAAGGAAGGAATGGTTGATGTGAAAAACAAAACTTGTCTTGAGTGTAGGAAAATAGCAGCATTTAACAAAGAAGGTGAGACAAAAGCGTTGTATTGTTCAACACACAAAAAGGAAGGGATGGTTGATGTAATAAACAAAACTTGTCTTGAGTGTAATGTTAGACCAGCATTTAACAACGAAGGTGAGACAAAAGCATTGTATTGTTCAGCACACAAAAAGGAAGGGATGGTTGATGTAAAACATCCATCTTGTAAAAGTTCTTGGTGCACAACACTTGTTAATAAAAAATACTACGGCTATTGTCTTTTTTGTTATATGAACTTGTTTCCAGATAAACCTGTATCGCGCAATTATAAAACCAAAGAATATTCCGTAGTTGAACACATCAAAACAAAATTCCCCTATCATAACTGGATAGCAGACAAAATAGTATCAGGCGGTTGTTCCAAAAGAAGACCCGATTTATTATTGGATTTGTTATACCAAATTGTAATTATAGAAATAGATGAAAATCAGCATACTGAATATGATTGCAGTTGTCAAAATAAACGCATAATGGAATTATCACAAGATTTGGGACACAGACCCATAGTATTTATCCGATTTAATCCAGATGATTATGAAAAAGATGGAACAAATATAACTTCGTGTTGGGGTCAAGACAAGAAGGGAATATGCATCGTAAAAAAATCAAAAAAGGATGAATGGAAACAAAGATTAAATACTTTGGAAGAACATATAAATTACTGGATAAACCCCGAAAATACAACAAACAAAACAATTGAAACAATCCAGTTGTTTTATGATGTGTGAAAATAGGTGTAAATCATAAAAGGTGTTTCCGAATCACCAATTTATTCTGTATTGGTCGCAACAGTTTTTATAACCTTTTGTAATATTGCTTCCTGGAAATGAACTTTGTAATTTTTCTATAAGCTGAGTTTTTACTAGTTCTTCTTTTTATGCTTCTTAAATAAAGAAGCATAAAACATTTTATAGTTTCCCATTTGCAAATTAAATTATTTGTTTTTAATTCTCTTTTTTCTACTTTTTTCCCAGTGGATGATGTTTTTTTATGATTATATTCATTTGTTTTTAATATTACTCCATAATATCCCTCATTTGAACCTTCTGTAGTCCATACGGTTGCTTTGATTGCATACTCGGATTTGTTTAAATATTCTTTTATTTCTTTCATATCATCTTCGGTTTCACTTATATTAACACTTTGTTTCCATCTTTTGTATTCATTTAATAATGTAGAATTTAATATTTTTCCGTTTGGTGTAAATTTACATACCTGAAAAATAAATGTTTCAATTGGAACAGGAGATGGATATATTTTTTTATAATTAATTTCTTTTAATTTAACTCCAATATATCCATAAACAATTTGGTCTTTATCTTGGATAGCGAGGCGTGACGGTTTAAATCGTGTGTCTAAATAATTTTTTAATGCGTGAAATATTTCTTTTTTTGGTTTTTCTCTATTCCAAATGCGAAATTGACCTTCCATATTAACAGAAGACTCTTCCACGTCATTTCTTACAATACACATTTTGTTTATAAACTCATTAAATTTTATTGTCAAATCATCTTCTTTTGGTATTTCAAACACTGACTTGTTATGTTGTTCTATTGTTTGGTCGTTAATTTTGTTATGTTGTATATCTATTTTCTGTAATAATTCTGTGTTTTTATTTTTAGTTTCTTCATTTTCAATAAGTAATCTATTAAAATTTTCAATGCTATATGTTCTTGAATGAATTATTTCTTTAATATAATATGTTAATCTATCAATACTAAATATTGAATCATATGCAATTATTTCGGTTTTATTTTTTCCATTTATGTTAATTTTGCGCAAATGTTTTTTAATTTTTGGATAATTTTTAATGAGATTTTCTATTTCAGTTCTATTTTGAACTTTAAAAGCATTTACCAAAGTAAAATTTTTATATGAATTTGTATGATGGTATGAAATACGTGACCCCAAATCATTGGAATGACCAAATTTTATTAATGTTTCACCTGCTTCATTTGTATCATCAATAGTACCAAAATAAATACATTCGGTATTAACTGGAAATTGTTGCACGATTGCTTTTTCAATTTCTTTTTTACTTTCTCTCTTGGTAGTGTCTAATATTTGTTGGGTCGTTTGTTTAATTTCTGTTATAATATTTTCTTTTTGTAATAATTTTTCTTTTAATTCTTTTGTTTCTTCTTCAAATATTTCATGGACAACATCTTCAAGTTTTAAATAGTAGTCGTGAATATCATAAGCTTTTTTTGTTTGTGCTTTGAGACAAATTGATTTGAAACAACGAACCGATAACATAATCTTTATTGCATTCTGCCCGCCCTTAATATTTGTTCGCTTCTCATTTTGGAGAAGCGATAATTCTGTATAATCTTCATTTTTTATAAAATTTTTTTCAAGAACACGAATTGAATTGTATTTTGAAGAAAATCCCAACCAATTCCAAATCTTATCCAAATCAACTACAAAATCAATGGTTTTGTCGTAATTCAGATAACAATAAAAACTGCTTATAAACATTTGTTGTTCAAAATTTGTAAATTTTTCTGTAATTTTTGTCAATAATTTGTTATTACATTCTGTTGAAAGTTTGCAAATTGGATTTTTTTCAATAAGTTCAACTATATTTAGGGTTTGCATTTTATATAGTATTTTATTATTTTGTCTTTAAGTTGTTTATTGCTTAATAAAATATTAAGCAATAATCTATTAAGCAATTTACCATTTGCCTGTGGTTTTTTTCACCATAATATTATTCCCCTTTGCCTTTCTTTTTGCATTTGGGTCATATTCATCTCCATCATCGTCAGCCAAATTCTTCGAGAGTTCCCAAAACTCTTTTGACCCCAATTTGAAATCGGGGCGGTCCGCTGCCTTATACCAGAATACTTGGTCGTTAATCTTATTGGATTTGGCGTTGTTGGATATCACCATGCACTCATAATTCCCAAATCTTCTTACGATTGGATAAATAATTCTCTCGCAAAATAAAAACGTAATCAATATTGGTGCGGAGATTGGGCGGGATACCCAATGGGTATTGCATCGTGATGATCAACATGACCTTCCAATGTCTTCCGTTCATGAACAGGGATCTCATCAACTTATCTTTGGTCCAGCTGTTATCGTATAAGCAATCATCAAGAATGACGAAGGTGCGCGGGTCAATAGAACACTTCTTGTAAGTTTCCATCTCGGTCTGGCACTGCTTCATTACGGTTCTCTGACGTCTTAATACATTTTCTATTAAAATTGTGTTATATTCTTCGTGGATGAAAAGTTTGGGAACCAGTTTTCCGTAAAAACCGTTACCTGCTTCTGTCCCGGAAATGACGGTGCCAATAGGAATATCCTGGTGGTGATACAACAAATCTTTTACTAAAAAAGTTTTTCCAGTATCACGACGACCAATCAATACAATAACTGGACCCTTATTTTCTCTTGGGTCAAATGTGATTGCACGCATATCAAATTTTCTTAATTCAAGTGTCATTTTAAAAAATAAATAATATATGTAAAATAAAGATAATAAATAATGCTTTGAAACGATTGATTAGTTTAATATAGCTAAAATTATGTTTTAGCGTAAATTATAAATGGATTCGAAATTTAGTATTTTTTATAAAAAAGCTAAAAAAAATAATTTAGAGATGTTGGATATTAGTGAAATCCAAAATTACAATCCAGTGTATAGCCGTTTTTTTGAAATGGATGAATCCAATTACAACAGGATTGCACTAAACCACAAATATCATATTTATGATTTGAAAACGGTTATTGACAATGAAGACAATTTGGTAGAAAAAGACATCTTTGTCAAATTCTCTCCACTTTTGGATCCACTTAACTATTTGCGTGGCAAATATGATTTAGAAAGTTCCATTTTTAAAACACTTCCTAAACT